CCCTGTGCCCTTGCGATGTCCCCGTGACTCACCCTGTCGAGGGCTCGCGTCACGGTCCGCTCGCTCACGCCGTGGGTCTGCGCCAGCACGGGAATGGGAATGCCTTGGATGTGGTCACGTGCAATCTCGATGTCTCGCTTGATCGCTCGGATGCGTCGGGCCGGGAATGCCATCGTCTCGCCTGCGAATTGACGATGCAGGATGTCGGCATGTTCCCTACCGAGTGTCCGGACTAACGCGTGATCGTCGGCCATCTCGCGAGCAGGGATGCGGATGCGGTATCCGCCGCTCGGGTGACCCTTCCGGTGATTGCGCCTGGCACAGTCAGCCAGCCTCAGCGTGACACCAACCCCGAGTATTCGGGCGAACTCCATAGCGGTCGGTGGCAGGTTCATGCGGTGAGCTGATGACGGCGGGCGCGGTCATGTCGAGCGAAAACTCACAAATACCCGCAACAACCGAGAAACGGGCGTGCAACGGGTCGTGGTTGCAGCCTAAGCCTTTGATTTTCTGGGAGTTGCCGCCTACAACAACAACAACAACAAGAATATATTTATTATTATTATATAGGGCCTCTATATGCCTATAGGTGTCTTAATATCTATTAGGGGGTGTTTGCCGGGGTGTTCCGTTGCACGGGTTTTTCGCGTATTACCTTTGATTCTCAGGCACTTAGCCCGCAACACCTTGCAACAAAAAAAGCCCGCGACGGGGTAACCGTGCGGGCCTTGAGTGGTCTACGTGGAGCTTCAACCGATCTGGAGCGACACCGCCCGCTGCCTGAGGAATTTTCCGAACGACGTGGAATTTTCCGCCCTTGCACCCGCCACCCGTGCGAGCTGCTGCCTCCACTTGGCCCCGGCCCAAGGAGTGTCTTGGAACATGCGTTCAAGAGCCGGGTGCTGGTTGGCCACATAGAGCCGGTCGTGGTGCATCCTGATTCCATGCCGGATGAGCGCGTCCTTCAGCTCGTGGCGCCGAGCCAGTTCGGAGTCGGATGAATGGTCGGGGATGGATTGGATCGTCGCGACCGTCTCGGCGACCGAACGGGTGATCGACTTCCCGTCCATCTCGAACCGAATCGACGATGCAAACAGGCGAGCCACGCATTGGTTCTCGTCGTTGTCCACGTCCTCGGATTGGAAGCCGGACCAGTCTTGTTTCGCCATCCACCCGCGAGCGGCCTCCTTGCTGATCTCCTTGGTGCTTGTCAGGCTGAATGCCCCGGCGAGGAGCGTGCCGATCTGGTCGGCTGAGCGTTTGTCGCCTGTGAACTCGACCGCGACCGAGGAGAACGTCTCACAGTTCACACGGAGCACTTTTGCGAACCTCAACGACCGTGAGCGGATGCGCTCGCAGTAGTGATCTTGAGCGACCGTTTCGCGCCACAGGGACTTGACCTTGTCGAAGTGAGCGGAGGCGTCTGGTCCGATGTTCTTGCGCAATGGGAGGACCGTGACGCGGCTCGTGTCGGCCTTCTTCACCGCCGCGACGCCAATCGAGGCGAATAGGAAGCAGGACCGTATCAGATAATCGACGGCATTGCCGTTGGCCCCTCCCTTGCCGATGACAGACGAATCCTCGCTGGACGCTTGTCGCGCCAACTCAAGGACTCCCTCAAATCGTTTTTGGCTGGCCCTGTCCTCTGATTCGGCTTCGTCAAACACGACGGGAAGCGCGTCACAGCCGAGCTTCTGACGAAGGTAAGCCTCAGAGGTGTTGCCCTTCACGTTGAGGGCAGCTTTTCCGCACAATGGCTGGATGATGTTGGCCACAGTCCAGCTCTTGCCCGATCCAGACGGCCCGGTGACCCATAGGTGAGGCCTCCAGGTGAGAGCCCCACATACAGGAGCCATTGCCAGCCACCCGGCGAGGAGTTTTCCGTAGAGCGGGCGCTCCCATGAAAGCATTTCGCATAGTTCGATGAGCTTCGCTGAATCGCGGTTCGCAGCCACCTCGGCGGAATCGACGGGGATTTCGAGTGCCCCCTCGTAGATCGCCCGGACCTGCGATTGATAGAACGGAATGTCGCACTCCTCGCCGTTGACGACCAGCCGGTCGCCAGCGTGGAAAACGACGTCCTCGGCATCCACCCAACACCCACGGCCCCGGATGCGCCGGGGGTCGAACTTCGGGAGGGTCTGCGAGCGTTGGATCAGGGCATTGACGGCCACGTCCCACTCTGCCCCGGACTTAGATGGGAATTCCGTCTCCCACACCTGAAGCGGGGCCAGCCTCATGAGGTTGTTCTTGGTGTGGCCCGATGCGCTGAGTGAAACGATCTGGTGGCCACGGTCGGGCATGTAGAAAAACTGGTCACCGTCCACACCGAGCATCCGAAACGGCAGGTCCTCGATGCGGTCGTCATGGCGGATGGTGCGCGGGTTGATGTCGGGTTCGCGGTCGATGTCCGTCGGGCAATCCCATCCGGGCGGCGGTTCGGGTGCGTGGTCGGGTTCGCGTTCGGCCACCGGTGCGGGTTTGAGGAATGCCACGACGCGGGCCCGGTGCCATCCCTCGGCGACAGCATCAGCGAGATCCCATCCATCTGCAGGACCGTCCGGAGGCGAAACAACGCGGACACTCGCGGCGAGCGGCTGGATCGCTTTGTGGATTGCTGCGGCGGCTTCGATGCCGGGGGCGTCTCGATCCGGCCAGATGATGACCTTCCGGCCTTGGAGCGGCGACCAGTCAACGTATCGGACGGCCTTGCCACCACCGGGCCATGAAACGACGACGCCCGGGCAGATCGTCCGGGCAGCATCGGCGGCTTTTTCGCCTTCGACGATGATCACTCCCGCGGTTGGGTTCGCGGCGAGCAGATCCAGACCGTAGAGCGGGCGTGGTTTCGCGAATGAGAGCCATCGCCACTGCCGACCATCGCCTCCCTGGCAATAGGACTGCGGGACCACGTCCTTGCCGCCGTCGGGCAGCTCGAAGCGATGCACGAAACCGATCAGACGGCCTTCATCGTCCCGGTAGGTCCATGTCACCGACGGCTTGCCAAATCGGCGGTGCTTGAAGATCGGAGCTGGCACGTTTTCGGGCACCGGCACAATCGGCACCCACACCGATGAATCGGGCTTCGGCGCGGCCTGCACGCCTTGTGAAACGATGCCGGTCTTGAGGCGGTCGGCAATCTCGCGGGCCGCATCGATCATCTTCACGTTGCGGATTGCTGCGAGCAATGAGACCGGATCAGACCCACCGTCGCCAGATGAGAAATCCTTCCAACTGCCGGTGCGGAGATTGATGGACAGGGACCGCCCGGGCTCGCCGGCAATCGAGCCGACCTTGTATTCGTTGCCTTCCTTGTGGCCCGCTGGAAACCATTCGGTGACGAGGGATTCAAGGCATGAGAGGGCAGCGGTGTTGACCGCTTCGAAGTCGATTTTCATTCTGGTTGGGTGGTGGTGGGTCAATCGTCGCCCATGTCGAGCGAGTCTTGGAGATAGGCGGGGACGTTCGAGGTGTTGCGGTAGGGTCTGGCGAATCCGACGCGAGGATGATCCTCACCCTTCTTGCCCGGAACGTGCTGATAGACGGCGTGGGTTGCGCCTTGGGGGAGGTTTTTGCGCGGGACGATGTAGAGAACGACGGCGGTTTTCCCGGCGTCCTTTTCGAGTGAGCCCTTGTCGAGATCCGACATGTAGAGGCGCATGCAGGTGCCTTGGTTTTCGATCATGGTTGGTTGATGTGGTTGGTGATGTTGCGAGCGTCTTTGACGGACCTTGCAATCCCGGCCAGTCCACCGGCTGAGATCACGCGGTCAATAAAATTCGTTTGCTCGGGTGTTATTCTGGTCTTCGGTCCTTTGACCTCCACGGCGACGAATACGGCGAGGGACCGCCCGACCATCTCCGGTGTGACCGTGATGGACTTCCAACCGATCAGGTCGGACGATCCCTTGCAGAGCCCAGCGTCGAGAGGTCGGGCGTCCTCGATAAGGACTCTTCCGCCTGGCAGTCGTTTGACGGTTCCAGTCCATCCGACTCCGACGTTGTTCCGGAATACCCGGCTGTCCCCGTTCGAGAGGGCAAGTCGGATCTCTTGCTGGGTGTGGTGCTCGCTCATTCGACCGGAGCATGATTGTTGGTTTTCGCTTGTCGAGCCCGCATCACGTGGGTTGCCCATCCACGCGGGTTGTTCATCCCTCGCTTGCGGCCGATGGCGACCAGATCCTCAAACGTCTGAGCTTGGTACTGTTCGGCTTTCCGCTGGCGTTGTGGGTCGGTGAACTTGTCGCAGGACGGACAGCGGATGTCCCACTTCGAATGGATCGTTCCGCAGTCGCATTGCCGGTCATCGGTGAGTTGCTTCAGCTCGCCGTCACGTTGCTCGATCTGGCGGTTCCGGAGTGGGTATGCCCAACCGCAGGCCGGACAGGTCGGCGCGGGATCGTGGCAGCAAAAGCACTGCGGGCATTGCGACACGTCCAGAGCGGGCTCGTCGTCGCGTTTTTTCCCGGTATTTTTCTTCCGACCGTCGAGCGTCCAATCCCGCACGTCCTCGGCGAATCCATGGCGTGCAAGGTTGCCCACGTGGTCGAGGATAATCGCCCGTTCCTTGCCCGGTGCGGGTCGAAGAACGCGGCCGATTTGCTGAAGGTGCACGGCGAGCGACATGGTCGGGCGAAGAAGGATAGCGCCGGTCACGATGGGCAGGTCGAAACCTTCGTTGATGATCTCGCAGCTCGTGAGGACGTTCAATCGCCCGTCACCGAGCATGCGGACCACTTCGCGCCGGGTGTCCCGGTCGAGCGTGCCGTCGATCGTCGCGGCCTTGAATCCAGCGGCGTTGAACTGTTCGGCGACGTGCTGAGCGTGTGCGATCGATGCGCAAAAAGCGACCGATGGGGCACCCTTGCAGATCCGGGCGTAATGCTCGACCGCGTCGCCGGTGATGCTCGCCTTGTCCATTGCGGCAGCGAGTTCGGCCTTGTTGAAGTCGCCCGCCACCTTGTGGACGTTGCCGAGGTCGGCAGTCATCGGCGGTGCGAAATAGACCGGCTGGCACAGGTGACCGTTGCGGACCAAGTCGCGGACTTCGGGACCACGGATCAGCTCGTCGAACACCTCGCCCAGGCCTCGACCGTCGAGACGTTCGGGCGTGGCGGTGACACCGAGGATCCGGGCCTGCGGATTGGCGTCGATGATCTTGCGCCATTGGCCAGCGGTGCCGTGGTGGGCCTCGTCAATGATGATCAGCGTCGGCTTGAACACATGGAGTCGGCGGGCGAGCGTCTGGACACTGGCGACCTGCACGGGATGGGTGCGGTCGGGCGTCCTACCAGCGGCGATCATGCCATGGCCGACACCGAACATGTGGAGCGTCTTGGACGTCTGATCGATGAGCTCGGAACGGTGCACGAGGATCAGGACCGTGTTGCCCTTCTTGCTCGTGCCGTCGGCGATGTAGGCGAACAGGACGGTCTTGCCCGATCCGGTCGGCGATACGACGAGGGGCGATTTCTTCCCGGCCCGGAACGCGTTTCGAACGTCGGTCACCAGCTCGCCTTGGTAGTCTCGGAGGTGGATCATTTCCGGCTGAGTTTGAGTGCTGCCTCGATGCGTTCCACGGTTTCAGCACGAGGCTGGAACCGTCCGGTTTTCCATCTCCACCACGTGGAGCGGTTGATGCCTGCCGTGGCGAGCACGTCGGCGATGGGTAGGCCTTCACGCTCAGCGCGGGCCTCGATGTCTTGGGTGGTCGGTGTCATTGGTTGGTGTCGGTTGACAGCGCCAACTTAGCCACGCGTTGCACTTGTGCAACAATAATCGTCAACCCGAGCGATTTTTCTTCGCCATCTCCAGTATCGCCGACGATGCCCGGGCGGCGTTGCTGTGCTTCTCAGACCCCGGCCCGTGGATATACCGGGCGGCGGTTGCCATCTGCTTGTGCCCGAGGAGGTCGGCCACTTCGCGCTGCGATGCCCCTGCCCGGTGCGCGTAGCTCCCCACAGTGTGCCGAAGGTCGTGAATGCGGACCCGGTCGGTGATGCCGGCACGTTTCAGGATGCGGAGCCAGATTCGGCGATGCCCACCGAGCGGGCCACCGGTGAGCCCGGGCAGGACGTAAATCGACGACCGCGGGAGTGACCGGAGCAGGTCCACTGCGTTGGGTGAAAGCGGGACTACTTTCGCCCCGGTCTTGGAGTCGGGCAGTTTCAGCGCGGCGTTGTCGAGGTCCACCCACGACCATAGAGCGCGGATCCACTCGCCGGACCGGCACCCGGTGAGCATGAGGAGCCGGAACAGAGCGCGGGCCGATGGCAGCACGTCGTCAGCGTCGATCTGCGACCAGATGGCCGCGACCTCGGCGGGCTCAAGGATGCGCTCGACCGCCTGCTCGGGATGGTCCTCGATCCACCGGCACGGGTTGGACCCGCTCGGCCTCCACCTCCAACGCTCGGCAAGGTCGAATGCCTTGGACAGCGTCTCGAACACGCGGTTGCAGTTGGTCGGGCGGTCGGACAGTTTACCCCGGAGCGCGATCAGGTCACTCTCGGTGATGTCGGCGACCGCAGGGTTGCCCAGGTGCGGGAGGATGTGCAGCCGCCAGTGGATTTCCTGATTGGTGGCAGTGCCGGGTTTTTTCTGTGACGAGTGCTCGGCGAGGAACCGGGTTTTGAGGTCTTCAAGGCGCGGGGCGTTTCGAGTTTCGGTCCGCTCGGCCTTCGGGTCCTTCCCTTGGCGCACTTCGGCGCGGACCTGTCGGGCCATTTCCCGCGCTGCCTCCGGGTGAATCTCTTCCGCAGTGCCAAGCGTCATGAGCCGATCCGTCCCCGTGGCGGTCCGATACCTCACGACAAACGACCGTCGCCCGGAAGGCCAGACCCGCAGGCCGAAACCCGGGAGCTGTTCGTCCCAATGCGTGCCGATGTCGGCGGCGGCGACGGTGCGTTTGGTGAGTTTCATTTATCGACACTCCCGGGTGGGCATAATTAGCTGTTCAGCCGACATGCATCAGTTGGCGTGCGGCGGCCAGCGAAGCGTGGTGAGTGAAGCCATCCGCCACGAGCTTCCGGTAGGTTTCCACGCGGGCGGTGCGGGTCCGCTCTGTGATGTTATCGGCTGCGAAGTGGCATTCAGGATGTCCTTGCCATTTCAGTTCGTTGTCCACCACCTCGATTGCCCACAGTATTTCATTCTTTTGCAGGCACGTTCCCGCTCCGATGTTAGTCGCTCGATCAACAAGGTGTTGCCGCACGTTCAAAAGAGGCTGAACAAGACGCGGCTGGAGCAACCGCTCATTAGCGGATTCATTGGCGGGGGTTGGGGCGGTCCGAGGTGGTGGTGGTGGAATCGGAATGGTCGGATGGGCATGGCCTCCGGTGACGGTCTTCTGTCCGCTTAGGGTCAGCGCCATCATCTCAGCGTCCGTCTTCTCAGCGATCCAATCACCGGCAGAGCGGGCGATGGTTTCGGTGACGTCCGCGACGATTTCGTCAGCCAACGCGGAATCGGTTTTTGCGCGTGCTTCCGCTTCTAGCTTGCCGTGATGGTCGCGGATGGATTGCGCCACAATTGCGCTCGGGGCCGGGTTTGGGATTCTGTATGGCCCGCCACACCCGCAGTAATGCCTGTTTCCGTCGTCCCACTCACGGCCACAGTGGCGGCAGACATAGAGCGGTCGGTCGCTCGGGGCCGGGGCGGGCTGGCATTCATCCACGTCCACAGGAGCGGCCATCGGATCACCCGTGACCTTCCGCAGCAGGTCGATGCTGCCGGGTCGTCCTCGCAGCGGTGGGGGCGTGGTTGGGGCGGGCTGCAACGAATTGACCGACGCTAACAGACGCTTGATCGGCTCCGACGTGTCTCTCCCATGCGCCTCGTTATCGACGTAGTCGGCCAACGCCTCAACTGCTTCAACTACCTCTTCTCTTGGGACGCCATAGCGGTCGAGGCTTCCAGCGGCTTCGAATAGGCGCAGTCCGCTCATTGTCCGCAATTCGCCGCAAATGTCCGCATCCGGCGTCGATGTCTGGTGGTGGTTGGTGTTTTCCATGTGTTTGTTATCTAACAGATTCTCAATTTTCCGCAATCCGTCGCGAGGTGCTGCCGTCAGGCTCATAACCTGAAGGTCGTCAGTTCAAATCTGGCCCCCGCAACCAATGTTTTCAATGACTTAGGCCCCCGGAGCGATCCGGGGGCTTTTGTTTGAGTCCGCACAAAGTCCGCAGTTAGATGCCGTTCCGGTCGAGGCACTCGACGATTTGCAGAGCGACGGCGGCGACCTGCACGGCTTCGGTTCTCAGGCCAGCGGCAGCAGGACCTCCAAACCGGTGATGAAGCGCGGCCTCGGCGAGCTCCCCGCACTCTTCGGTGAGGATCGCGGACCAAGTGATTGGGTCGTGGTCTTGCTGTCCCCACTTGGCGTCTTGGCGGGTGCGTTCGGCGAGAGCGTCATTGACCGCCACGGCGCGAAGGTCGGGTTCGGTTTTTGATTCCTCGGCCATCTGGCACGCCTCGAACAGCAAGCGGCTTGCTCGGGCGTGGGCTTCTTCGAATTGGACATCATCGCGGACGGTTTTTGCCAGAAGCATCTGGGCGACGTAGTTCGCGGCGGCGTCGATCTTTTCGACGAGTGTTTTGGGGTTCTCTAGCTCAATGCTCACGGTGTTGGTGGTTGGGGTGAGGTTTCAATCTTCGTCGAGGCCTTCGATCTCCATCGCGCCACACTGCGGGCAGGTCGCCCCGAGTTCCAGCGCCCACTTCTTCGAGAGCCGGATGGTGTAGCCGCACTCGCAAGAGGCCTTGAGCATGCGGGTGGATTGCTTCTTCTTCTGGTTCGAGCTGCCTGGCTCTTCCTCGTCGCCGTCGTCGTCCGCTCCCTCGACCTTGATTTTGATCTCGATGTTGCCACCACGGCGGAAGTTCAGCGCGGCGTGCGGGATCGGTCCGAGCTCGTCGAGAGCAGGCTTCACCCATTCGATGAACATCGGCCCTGGAACCGATGACGTGTAGGGCCGAAGTAATCCGAGCTTGCCCATCATGACGGCGAACTGCCCCTTGTGGCCCTCTTGGAGGCCGACGGCGGCATGAATCAGCTCGTGGCAGAGGATAGCGGCAACGTCCATCCGCTCGACCTGATCGGGCATGATGAAGATCTCATAGTGACCGTCGGAAGAAACCGACTTGTTCCAGCATTCGCCGCCAGCGTTACATTTACTGCCTCCCGAGGTGAATCCGGTTCCTACACGGAAAGGAGGGATTGGCTTGCCAAGTTCGGCGAAGCGAGGAGCCATGAAGTCTGCGAGCTGGCGAAGCCATGTCTCGCGGTTGTTGGTTGGTGCGGTGTTCATGTGGTTGGATGCGCTGAGGAATAGAACCTCAGCGCGTTTAAACAAGCTAATTCTTCAGCGAGACGACGAATTTTCCCGGCCCTGCATTCTGGATGTCGAACAGGACGAAATCGCGAGTTGGTAGCTGGCGGGTGATCTTGTTCGCTGCATCCTGCGTGAGCACGACCGCCGCTCCTTCGATGACCTCGCATGCCTGGCAGGCGTTGATGAGCGCAAGCGTGCTCGGCGTGTATTTGACAGTGAGTTGGCGGCTCATGGCAGCGTGGAGTGAGGGTTTGGCTTGTGCCACGAACGAACCGGCTGAGAATCCATGACGACCTCGTGACAGGTCGCCAGCCGGAACCGCATCAGCACCTTCGTGGCGGTCTGTCCGGTTTTCACAACGCGGGAGAACCACGAGTCCATGTCGTCTTGATCCTTGAACCCTTCGCTGATCCACAGCGGACACCCACAGTCGAGCTTGCGCGGGAAGTAAGCGGGCTCCCCGAACTCGGGCATGTCGATTTCGATGGGCTGGACTTCCTCCACGATGACCGGCGCAATCTCGACCTGCTTCGATCGGTAGGGCTTTCCCTCCCATCGGAAGAGCATGATCGGTTTCCCGACCGGCCATGGATTGTCTCGGATCGTGGTGTTCTTCACGCCAAGCATCACCTTGTCGGCGAACCGTTCGTTGAGTGGTCGGCGGATCATGACTCGGCGGGGTTGGGGTCCGAAAGCGAAATGACGTTGTTTGCGGCCTCGTTGAATGCCGACCGATAAACAAACTCCAAGGTGATTTCGCCGAGGTTTTCGCAGTTGCGGCGGAATTCATTCCACGCGTGGTCGCCGTCGAGATGCTGGACTTTCTCACGTAAGAGGTGCGGGCAAATTCGGCCCTCGGCCACCTTCCGCCACCGTTCCGCCTCGGCCTTCCATCCCTCAGCGTCGGCCCGGTAGCGGTCCACGTCCTTCTGTGTCGCGGTCGGCGTCTGGTCGATTGCCTCGTGGACACCGACGAACGATCCGTCGGCCCGGTTGGCGAGCATTGAATCGAGCATCTCGTCGGTGAGCGGAGCGCGTTCGTTGTCGCGGCCTCCGACCCATGCCGAGAGAATCCGCTTCGTGAGGTCAACCAGACGGTTGAGCCGGTCGTTCAAAGACTTCATCCGGTGGAAATATTCGCTCGGGTCGATGACGCGGCCCAATGCCTGCGTGTCATGCGGCCGGCACGTATCGACGGACAGCGGCGGGTGAGTGGCGCCCATGATCGACAGCGCGACGCATCCTCCACCGTTGAGGGAGAGGAGTTCCTCCGATGACGGCTTCCAGAACGAGGTGACGTATTCCGAGCTCCTGCAGATTGGCTGGTCGCCGCATTCCTCCTCGGTCATGCCGGCTGGCTTCTTGAGGACGTCGTTGCAGTTTGGGTGGTGGGTCGGTTTCATGGTTTGCGGGGCTGAGGTTTCGAGCGTTCGAGGAGGTTGTAATAGTTGATGCAGTGCTTGTGCTGGCGCATGGCGACCAGGAGAGCGGCGACTGCCACACCGCAAAGCGTCATGGCGATGTCGGGCCGACCGTAGAGGCCAGCGATCAGCGCGGCGATGATGCAGTTGCTCAGGATGGCAAGTGACAGGATGAACCGGAGGCAATGCGTCCGGTGCTTGAGGTAGTAGTAGAGTTCAGAGTTCACTGAGGGTTTCACTGATGATTTGTTTGCCTTCATTGGTGAGGAGATATTTCGCATTGCCCTGCTCGTCATAGACGGTTCGGCAGTAACCTTTTCGACGGATTGACCCGGCGCGGGATTTAGCGGTGTTTGCATCGAGCCCAACTTTCTCGGCGATCTCCAATTTGCTTGCGCCGTCGCCGATGGAGAACAGGATGCAGGCTTCGCTAATTCCGATTTGGTGACGGTTGAGGCGGGCAAGCGCGGATGTGAATTTGGTATGGTCCATGTTTGGAAGAGCGGAGGGGTCGGACCTCCGGTGAGTGGTTTTCAGCGGCCCCGGACCTTGAGGTTTTGGAACACCCGGAGGCCGGGGACCTCGGGGAGCTTGCCGTTCTTGATGAAGGACTTTTTGAGCGCGGTGAGGATGTCGGACCGCTTCGGCGTGATCGTCACGAGCTGCGGGAACTTCGCTGCGAACGCGTGAGCATCCACGACCTCGAAGTCGATCTCCTCCTTCACGCCCTGCGGGACGACAGGCGCGACGACGGCGGCGGCTGCGGCCTCTGATTGGCGGCGTGCTTCCTCAGCGGCTGCTTCCTGCTCCCGGCGTGCCTGCTCAGCGCGTGCGGTGGCCTCCCGTTGCGCCTGTGCGGCCTCCAGCACGCGACGGCGGGCCTCGGCTTGTGCGGCTGCGTCCTTCTGCTTCTCAGCGTTCAGGCGGGCCATCTCGGCCTCGTGCTTGGCGCGTTCAGCGGCCATCCGTTCGCGCTCTGCTTCCTGCTCGGCCCGGAGTGCAGCCATGCGGGCCTCGTGCTCCTCACGCTCGATGCGCTGGCGTTCACGTTCGGCGGCTTCGGCGGCTTCCCGTGCCTTGCGTTGCTGCTCCCGGGCAAACTCCTTGATGAGCTGGTCCAGGCGCGTTTCCTCGGCGACGACCTCAGCGGCGAAGTCGCGGGCGATACCGTCGATGGTGCGACCGAGTTCGAGGACCGGGCGCTTGACGATCTCGCGGGACTTGTCGACCGCGATCCTGATAGCGGCGAGCGCCTTGAGGCGGCTTTGCGCGATGTCGCACGAGTCTTGATCGGTCACCGCAATGATGCGGCGGCTAGCCTCGACGATGGTGCGTTTCTGTTGTTCGGCCTCGGGCGTGATGGCGATGGTGTAGCCGTCGCCGAGGATGCTGAGTGCGTTGCTCATATTGGTTGGTGTCTTGGTTTGGGTGAGGGTTCAGAGCGGGGTGGTTTTGACGATGTCGAGGCGGCTGACTCCGGTGTAGGACTGTCCGTTGGCGTGCCAGTTGTAGGAGAGCCACGAGCCTTTCACGCGGACCTCGCCGTGGAAGTGATCATCGCGGGTGCTGGTCACGCGGGCGGCGTTTCCGCTGCGGGTGTAGTAGTTGCCTCCGACCTCCACGGGGATGGACGGGATTTCGTTGTCGGACGGATGCGTTGAAGCCCACGCTTCAAGGGACTGAGTTTTTCCGCATTGGACAGCGGCGGCTAACACCGCGTCGTCGGATTGCTCCACAGGTGCCCAGCGGATGTCGGCTTCGTCGTCGTCAGCCTCAGCCAGCGGCAGTTCAGGGTGGCCGATTGCGGGGTCGGTATCGACGGCGAGGCCGAAGTGCATCTCCATGCGGGTGAGGCGGGAGTCGAGTTTCTTCGCGAGAGCCTCGAAGGCTTCGCACAGGGTCTTGAATTCAGGTGTCATTGGTTGGTGTTGGTTGGTGCGTTGCTTCGTGCAACTGAGAGGACGTCAGTAAATTTTCCGACCGGGTAAAGAAAAATTTCACCCCGGCGCATTTTTTTCTGCACCGGGGTGATTGATTAGTTTCGGGTGTTTCTGGCTTCCCACGCGATGACGTCAGCGAGTCGATACAATACCCGGCCCCCTATCTTCACGAACTTGGGACCGTTGCCCCGGCTGCGCCACGTTGCCAGCGTCGCGGATGCCACCTGAGCGTTCCACCTCGCGACGAGCTGGTCGGCGGTCAGGAACTCAGCCGAAGATGTCGCCGTCGTCGCTGGCGAGGGCGGTGCTTGGTGCTTCATTGGCTGGTTCCTCCGGCGTGGGTTCTGGTTCTGGTTGTGGGGCCGGTGCCGCTGCGGGCGCTGGCTTTGCCTTCTTCGTCGCGGGCTTCGGTGCAGGCTGCTCCGTAGCCGGTGCCGGTTCGAGGATGTCGGTCGCGGTTTCGCGCTCGGCCTTGACGCCTCCGAACCACTCGCCCGCGACGGTCACGCCGTTTTTGATCGACGTGAAGATCGAGCGGAGTTCGGCGATCTCCTCGGGCAGGACGGCGTCCAGTGAATGGCCGAGGCGGGCCTCGATCATCGCGGCGGAAACGCCCAGCCCGGAGAACCCGGAAACCATCTTCCGGACGCGGTCCTTGATCGGCTCCTCGTTCGAGCCTGCCAGTGTCCGTTTGCACTCGTCCTCAGCGGCCCGGATCAGGTCCGACGGAAGGACAGCGAAGATGCAGCCCCTCAGGCGGCGTGACCCCTGGTTTGCCGTCAGCTCGTAGATGTCGCGCTCGTCGGTGAGCGCGTATCCGCCCGACTTCGTGTCCCGCCAGTGCCGGACCGTGAAATTCTGCGTCACGAGCGTGTTTGTCTGGAGGTCCCATGCAAACGCTTGCATCTCCGAGACGCCGTCTTTTCGGGATAGCTCGCGGATGTTGTATTCGATGTTGCCCCACACGCGGGCCAGCTCGCGGGCGAGATGGATCGACGAGCCGGTGATCGTTTCGCGGCCACGCGGGAACGACCAGAACGCTTCTTCGGCGAGGCCGATCCGGCGACATGCCTGCATGGCCTCGTCAAACGCGAGCGCCTCGTTGCGCGGGAACTTCTTCGCGATGACGAGCTTGCCCTGCGCTTCGGCGATTGCCCGTGAGGACTCGACCTCGATGGTTCCGGCGTTGACGTGCTCGGAGAGCCCGCGGGCAAACGGATTGGGTGTTCCTCCGTGCGTGGAGGGGACGATGGTGGTGTTGTTCATTGTGTCTGTTTTTCGTTGGTGGGGCCGTATGGACGGCCTGAGATTTTTTTAGGAGTCGGTAATAATCCACCCTTGCCCACCTGCCCACTTGGGCAGGTCGAGGATGATGGGTTCGGTTGAGAGCCCGGGCCATTCGCCGGTTTCGACGCACCGGGCGTAGGTGCCAAGATCGGCCTGATAGGCGGTGCGACCACGGAGGACCATCTCTGCGCTCGCGACGTAGACGGCCACGAGGTGAGGCGGTGCGGGTTCCACGGCGATGAAGGCAAACCCCTTCGGAGCCTTTCCGAACACGGCCTGATAGCCGTCGCCGTAGTAAGCGGCCTGCACGTGGTATCGGTATTTCACGATGCTCCGCAGGAACTCGTCCGGGCTCGCGTCCTTCGTCGTCTTGACGTCAACGATCACGCCGTTGTTCAGGATGCCGTCGGGCCTGCACCGGCACTCCACGCCAGTGTCAGGGTCGGTCCAGAAGATCGACGCTTCAACGTCGCGGAGCTCGCCAAGCAATCGGCCGGCAGATGGGTGAGCCCACACGGCGAGGCGGATGGACTGGAGCTGTTCCCATTCGTCCTGATTGACCAGGTCCTTGCCCTCGGAAGCGATCTCGAACGCGGCCCAATCGGCTTTCCCCTGCGCTGTGCGCCGGTCCACCTTGGGCACCACGACGAACTCGTCGCCGAACGAATCGGGTTCGAGGACGATCTTGTGAACAAGCGTCCCCATGCGCATCGCTTCGGTCTGCGGTGTGGGGTTTTCGCGCCGGTGCTTGAACAGGATCGGCGCTTTGCGGATCAGGTCGAGGCCCGACTTCGAGACCGATGGCAACGCGTGATAGTCGGCGTTGCTCAGGCCATGGATGATTTGCGGTGGTTGGTGCGTCATAGCGGCACCAATCAAGCGACATGGTCACTGATTGCAAGGTCAAAGTTTGCGGAAGTTTGCGCGTTATTGCGCGGATTCTCCCGTTATTGCAGTCAGCCACCCGCTTCGACTGATCGTGTGCCGGACCGTGACCACCTTCCACTTACCCGCGATGCCATCTCGGAACCCCTCCAGCGTGATGTGCATCCCGGCAACGATGTCGAGTCGCCCCGGTAGCGTCAGCTCGATCCCGGCCTTCGCCCGTTCGATGCGCTTCGCTGCGGTCTTCGCCGCTGCCTTCGCTTCGTCCGGCGTGCGGGCCCATCCGTAGACTTCTCGGAAATTGTCGCTCATGTGCCGAACTGGGGTTTCTCGACGTCGACGTCGATCTCGTCGGCCTCGCCGGTTTCGTAGTTGTGGACGCGGGCCTTCACCTTCGTGACGCCCTGCGATTTGCCCCCGATGCGGACGCGGTAGTTGGTCACGTCCTCGGGCCTCAAGACGACGCCGAGAGCCTGTCCACTGGTCGTTTGCCCGCCCTGTTCTGCGGCGAGCACGAGACGCCCGTCAGCGGGCTTCAGGACGCCAGCGTAGCGGCGAGCGATGCGGATGAGGAGGTTTGCGTCGGACTCCCCGAGCTGGTCGATGTGCGGGATTGTGATGTCCTTGAGGGTCTTATCGACGATAGGCGACAGTCCGCTTTCGCCAGCGATGGTCGCGACGATGTCGCCGATGGTCTTGCCGTCCCACGAGCGCGTTTTCCGGCTCGTGAACGATGCGCTTCCTCCCTGTCCCTCCACGAATGGAGTCGAGGATCCAGTCACGACCACGACGTCGGGCGGGCCTTCGATTTGGACTTCGTCGGCCACGAATGCGCCGAGGCGCTGGTTTGCTCCGTTGTAGCCGAGCGCGACCTCAATCCTTGCTCCGGACTTCGGCAGAGCCAGAGTGCCGGCCACGTCCTCGAGCGTCATGGTGAGACCGTCGCTCGTCTCGTCCACGGTGTCTACAATCTCCAACGACACCAGGCGCGAACTGATCGCACTCGTGATGTCGGAACCGTTGACCGTGATCGTGAAGGTGGGGCGCATTAGTCCCAGAGTCGGGTGAGGGTTTCGGCGGGCGCTTCGGGTGCCCGGTCGGGGAGCGTGATCGTGATCCCCGCAGGGAGCACCGGCCCATGATCGGCGAGGCCGATTGCCCGGTTGGCTTCCAGCACCGTCTCGACAATGCGGCGGTCGGTGTCGCCGTAGTAGCGGAACACCACGTCGTCGAGGATGTCGTTTTGGCGGGTGATGTAGTCCATGATCAGCCGAACAGGGAGAGGATTTTCGAGGCCTTGGCGAGTTGCCCGATGATGCCGAACCCGTCTCCGTATTTTTTGAGGCCGACGTTGAACGTGATCATTCTAGGGTATCCGTCTTTGAAGTGTTTCGAGCCGGTATCCTCCACTGACTCGACGACCCATAGACCGTGGAATCTGCCGGTGCCGTCGATGAGCGGTAGCGGCCACCCGAGGTCGGCGAGGGCACGCATGCGAGCGAGCTGCTCGACGCCCCCGGTGAACCCCGGAATGATGCGACCGGAGAGCGTGATCGTGTCGTTCTGGGGCCCGGTGTATTGCAGCGCGGGCATCGCTCCGACACGGTCCACAGGCTTCCAATCCCATTTCGAGGATCGCGACAGCTCGTCGTAGGCTGCGCCAGAAAGCGAGAACCGGAACGGGCCGAGAGCTATCATTGTGCCGATCATGCGGGGACGAGTGCGCTGTCAGAGTCGAACAGCGGTTTGCGTTGGAACTCGGTGCGGATTTGGTCGGCGATGCGCCGTCCGTCTGCGCCGGGTGCGGTGACGTTGATGTTCCATGTGTTGTTCGAGGTGCGCTTGTCTCCACCGGGCGCGGCCATGTTCTCGGGCTTCATGATCTGAGGCGCGACCGCGGGAGCATCGTCACCACCGAACGAGAGCAAGCCCTTGATCGACGCCCCAAGCTCTTTGACCTTGTTCCACATGCCGGTGATCTTCGCGATGACCGCATTGAAACCGGCAGTCAGCCACGCGAACAGGTCCGTGAACGTCTGCTTGATCGACGCGATAGTCTCGTCGATGACGACCGAAAGCGCCTCGATGTTGCGACCGATGTCCTGTCCGAAATCGGACCACAGATCCTTGTAGATCGTCCACAATGCCTGCGCCTCACGGCCCAGCGCCTTGATGGTGAACTTGAGCCCTTCAAGCGGGTTGCCATCGCCTACGACGGCCATCATAGCGGTGAACGTGGCGAGGAGGATGCCCCACGGGCCGACGACCGCCCACGATGCTCCTGAGAGCGTCCAGAGTGATGTCGCGAGACTGCCAACGGCGGCGATGGTAGGCGCGAAGTTGATCGCGAGGAGAGCGATCCCTAGGTTGTCCCATCCACCGACGAAATCCTTCACGGCGGTGACGATGGCCCACGACTTGCCGAGAAAATTAGTCAGGCCGTCGATGATGCCAGGGAGCTTGTCGGCGAACCGTCCCAGTGCAGGCACGACCTTCGTTTCGATGACGCCAGCTAAGCCTGTCGCCCACTCTCGAATCTTCGGACCGTTGTCGCGGACGAGCTGCGTGAACCGTTCGGTCATGCGCGTGAGTGCCGGCACAAATTGGATCGCGATGGTGTTCCTCAGCCCGACCATCGTTATGTCGAACATGTCGAGAGCCGATGCGGCGTTGCCAGCGGCGGCGGCGGCTTCGTCGTTGAGGACGGCACCGGTTTCCTCACCAGCCTTGCGGAACTCGTCGAGGCCCTTCTTGCCCTTCGCTAGGATGCCTGCGAGCTGGTATCCAGACTTGCCGAACAGCTTCATCGCAAGTCCGGCCTTGTCCGCTCCCTTGTAGTCCTTGAACGCTTCGGCGACGGCTTCGAGCTGCTGGTCGAGGCTGAGCTTGCGGAGGCGGGCTGCGTTGAATCCGAGCTGCGTAAGCGTCTCGTCCGTGGCCTTCCCACCTTCCATGATCGACTTCGAGAACTTCGCAATGGAGGCTGTCATTTTCGCGCCACCCACACCGACGGTCGCGGCTGCGAACTGCCACGTCTGAAGCGCCTGGGTGGACATGCCGAGCGCCTCGGCAGAGTCGCCGATGTCGTCGGCCCAATCCACGAATCCGCGTGTCGTCGAGTAGACGGCAGCACCGAGCCCAACGACTGCGGCGGTTGCGATGCCTGCACCAGCGGCGAGGCGTTTCGCGTCGCCAAGGAATGCACCTCCGACGGTTTTAAACCCGCCCCCAATGTCGAACTTCGCCGACGACCGAAGGCGCTTCATCTCCCGCTCTGCGGCTTGAATCTTGGCCTTCAGCTCGTCGAGCTTGCCCGCGTATTCGCCGGTCCCCTTGGCGGCTTCCTTGTAGGCGGACCGCAGTCCTTTGAGGGTTGCTTCCTGCTCCTTGATCTTGCTTTTCAGCCCTCCGAAAACACGGTTGACCGAGGAGCTTAGTGCCGCTCCGATCTTGAGGTTTGCCGCGAAGTTTTTCGTCATTGGGGAGTCGGGATCAAAGCGACCTCCTCAATGAACTCGTCAATCGGCAGGTCGTGGATTTCAGCGCGTGACCAACCCGTGTAGTGCGCTAGGAAGAGCACCGCACGGCGGATGTCGGTCACGTCGTATGTGAGAAAAAACCCGCTTCCGACAGCGCCTCGGAGATGGCCGAGAAGTCGGCGGCGTCGATCTCCTCGATGGCCTCGATTGGCAGGTCGGCGGCGATGGCAGAGATATGCATCGCGGTCTTCATCTCGTCGCCCTTGTGGGTGCCGCGTGCGACCTCGCCCACCTTCAGGCGACGGAATGACAGCTCCTTGACCTCGCGGCCTTCGAACTGGAATGGATACTTGAGCGTGATCTTGAGTGCCATGATGAGGATCGGTTAGAGGCCGATGGCTTTGCGCTGCTCGGCGAGGCGGTCCACGCCGTTGATGACGCACTTCATGTTGCGAACATCGATGTCGTGCAGGGTCTCTCCGTCGAGCGTGTAGGAGTAGGCCACCAGCGGGACGCGGTAGGAGTTCGACACGCGAGAGCCAGGGGAGGCGGCTCCGCGCTCGATGCCGTGGATTTTGCCGAGCATCTTGATGACGCCTGCACGGACGGTGCCGTTGAGGTCAACGATGGCACCACGGAACGTGAGGCCGATGAACCCGGTCGAGCGGAAGAGCTTCTCAATGGGAGCGTCCCACTTCGAAATCGTGAACGACGCTTCGAGTTTCTCCATGCCCATATCGATCTCGATAGGAGCATCCATCCCGCCAGCCCGATAGTCCTCGCCGAGGACGGCAAGGTTCGGGAGCGTGACCTCGTCGGCGTTGCCCGCGTAACCGCGACCATCGACGTAGAGATTGAAGTTTTTGAGCTGTTGAGCGGCTGCGTTCATGGTCGGTTAGTCGATGAGTTCGGAGAGATAGTCGTTCGTGAGGATCGAACGGAAGGTGACGGTTTGCGCCGGGTAAGGAGGCGTGAACTCGAAGTTGAAATACACCTTCCCGAGCGCGATCTGGTCGGGCGAGTTAAGGTCTGGATCAGGCCAGCACCGGCCACCGATGATCGCGCCGAGGTTCGTGAGTGTCGCGAGATACGCGTTCACGCCGTCGGAGACGTCTTCGAGGTAGGTCCGCGTGATGTTGCGGTCCACGGCCCAGAGGTGATTGAACAGGATCGAATCGTTGATGATGTCAGCGGTTCGGCGAACGCTGAGGAACTGCCACTTGGCGTCGATGGAGCCGGTGAGGTTGCCCCACACGCGGAACCCGCCTTGGCGGATGAAGGTGGTGACCTTGCCCTCGTTGAGGACGTTGGCGAGGCTGGTCGAGTCGCCGAGCTGGAAGTCAACCGGCGCGTCGAGCGACGTGATGCCGAAGACCTCTTGATTGGATGGGCTCCACCAGAATCCCCGGTCGTTGTCGGACTTGGCGGTGACGCCGGCAATGAACGGAGCGGGGTCCTGTAAGCCGTTGACAGACGGCCACAGCATCATCGTGCGTTCGTTGCCGTCGCTGGTGACAAACGCGGTGGCGTCGGTGGCGGTCGGATAGTGGAGGGTGCTCAGACCGATGAACGCGGTGGCCTTGAGAGCGGATGCGACGGCCTTCACGTCGGAGACGGTGAAGTTTCCATCCTCGACCACAAGGATGCGCGGGACGTAGCCGAGCGAGGCTTGCGCTTTCTTGAGCGCGTAGACGCCAGTCAGCTCGGTAGCGTCGGGAGTTTCGAGGTCGTTGGACCGGACCACGACCACGACGGCCCCGGCCTGCTTGTAGATCGCTTCGAGAGCCTTGCCGAGGTAGGTGCTGGCACCGACCTTTGCGTCGATGCCGGTGGGGCTGGTGACAAGGACCGGCACGTTGAGTGGGAAAGATGCGTTGACGCCTCCGGTTAGGCTTGTCGCGGCGTGCGCGGCATAGAGAGCGGACCCGGTCGAGTCTGTCCCGAGCGCGATTGCAACGATGCCGTTGACGCTCGATGCCAAGTTCCACGCGGTGATGACCTGGAGCGCGGTGCTGGTAGCGACTGCGCTTCCGTCGGTGGCAAGGGAGATGGTGATCACCTTGCCGGAAATGCTGATAGCGAGCGAGGCGTTGTTCGTGCCGGGGTTGATGGCGCGGACCTGATACTGGTTGCCAGCGGTCCCGTCTGCGGCAGAGTCAGTGACGGCGGTAAATTTCAGTTTGCCGTTGCCGGATCCAATCTCTTTCGAGGCGCGAACGGAATCACTGTTTCCCGATCCCACAAGTCCGATGACAGAGGAGCGGACGGTGCGGATCGGGCGAGCGCCGGAATCGACTTCGAGGAGCTGAACGCCGTGGAGGAATGTCTCGGACATGGTGGGACGTTATGGTTCGGGGTCTATGGGGTCGAGCGTGGTTTTGTCAGCGTCCTAAGCGCCAGTGACAGGCATCGTGACCGCATCCCTTTGAGAGCCGGTCCACGTCGTCTTGGAGCTTGTCGATGATCTTGTCCTGCACGGACAGGCGGTCGGTGAGACTGCGGTAAATGATGCCCGCCAGCGTGGCGATCACCCCTCCGAGCAGACCGAAAACACCAAGCACCCACGAAACGGGCACCACAAGTTGGGAGGATGTTGCGGGGTCCATTATTTCGAGGTGCTGTCTTTTGCGAGGTAGCCGAGAGCGGCGAGGGAGACCGGCAGAATCCAAGTCTTCCAATCGGTGATTTCGGCCCCGTTCTGCACGGTGTTTTGCAACGCGGCGGCGGCTGCGGCGAGCAGTCCGATGATGGTTGTTTTCATGTTGTTAGAGGAGGATTTCAGGGACGGCGTTGCGGATGCCTTCGAGGTCGTCCGGCAACTCGGTTGCGGTCACGTCTCGGAGCGCCTGCTTCTTCGCGGACAGCTCGTTCCGCTTCTTCGTGTCGCCCCGTTCGATGGACTTCAGGACCTCGGTGTCGAGTTCGGCGAGTTTCGGCCCCCGGCGTTTTCGCCACAAATCGCGCTGCACTTCCTTCGCTGTTGGGATGTCCACTTCAACGCCCTGAGCGCCGATCTTCCAGGCTCGGCGGAAATAGCGGTCCTGCGGGAGTGAGGCGGCGTCGACGATGCGGGCCTCGAATGCCTGGTCGATGTCCTGCAATGCGCGTTCGATGGTGACGCCTGGTGCCGGGTGGACGATGCAGAGGTAGCCTCCGTCTTGATAGATGATGACTTGTGACATGATGGTTTCCGGTGGAGTTAAGCGAACGCGGCGACGCAAATTTCAGTGGAATCCTGCACGTCTGCGCCTTCGGTGACGGTGATCTGAAGCGCCCCGGCAGATTTCGTTTCGGAGACCCGAGGGGATACCGTGCAGGAATCCGAAATGTCGTTGATCTGCCGAGCGCATGCCACGAAGCAATAGTTCGAGGATCCGAAAACCCCGTCCCAGTTGATCGTGTAACGACCGACGCCCCGGTCGGTGATCGACGTAACCCCGTGCGAGGCCCTGATTGCCACGGTTCCAGAACCGTTGAAGTTGACCCATGCGCGGCACGATCCCGGGTAGAGCCTAAGCGTGTTCGGGACGATGGCCAGATTCGAGGCACTTCCCTCGTTGGCTTCGGTTCCGGTGGCAACGCGGATGACTCCCTCTCGGGTGGTGGTTGCCGTGCATGCGCGGAGGCCTGCGGGTGTGACGATGCGTTCTTCGTCGGTTCCGGCTTGGACCTCGGCGTCGGTGGCAATCTCGGCGACTCCCTTGCGGATCGACGAGGCGGTGACTTGCTGGAGAGCCTGCGGGGTCAACGCACGCTCTGAGTCGGTCCCGGCCTGTGCCTCCGAGGTGGTGGCAATCTCGATGATGCCACGTCGGCCGGTCGTTGCGGTGAGCCCTGCGAGCCCTGCGGGGGTGACGGCCTTCTCGGTGTCGGTCCCGGTGATCACCTCGGTGGAGTTCGCGAGTTCGATGATGCCCTGCGCGGATTCGGTCGCAACATTCGAAGCGGTGATGAGGCGTTGCCAGACCGACCAAGTGCCGGCGTCTTTGTTCCGGAAATAGATCTCGGTTCCAGAGACGAACATCATCTGCGAGGCCTCGCCCGCAGGTGCCTGCACGTGGACCAGGTCGAAGTCGAACGTGGTGCCTCCTCCGGGCCTTGTGGGCAGGTTGGTGTAGCCACCAGCAGCGCCACGGTAGAACCCCGATACGGCCACGCTGTTGAGGTTGGTGCCGTTCGCGAGCGGGTTTGCGGTTGGCATCCCGTGGACGAGTAGCGCGGCCCTGAGCGCGGCTGGAGTGACAGCCCGGGCGGTGTCCGTTCCAGTCGTGGTTTCGGCGTCGGTCGCGAGTTCGATAACGCCCTTGCGGGTCGCGGTCGCGGTCACGTCCTGCAGTTTCTTCGGCGTGATGATGCGCTCGTCGTCGGTGCCTGCCTGCGCCTCTGCGGTCGTCGCCAGCTCGGCCACGCCTTTGACAGTCTCGGTGGCCTGCGGATAGTCGAACGTCGTATCTCCGACGGTGACGGAACCGGCAGGAACTCCGGTGATGACAAGGTCGGCGGCGATGAGCGCGACCGTGTCGGCACCCTTCGTGATGATCGGCGTGGACTGCGAGTAGATCGCGAGGAGCACGTTGCCAGCGGTGTAGAGCCCCACCTCCTTCACAGTGTAGACGTCGGAACCTGAATCATGAGCGGTGACGTGGATCGTGTCGTCGGCGACAGCGGCCCCACCGATGGCAGAGATTTTCTTGATCTCGGTGTTGAGCGCGGTCGCGGCTGCGGTCGGTGTCCACGATGCGGAGCCGACGGCCACGCGATCGATCACGACCGGAGCCGTGCCGGTGTTGTTGGCGTTGACGATGGCGTTCTTGCCAGCGGTCGTGAGGATGAATTGAAGGGCAGGCATAGGGGTAGAACTCAATAGGTGGCTCCTCCATCGAGGCGAACGAACAGGGCGGCGCGGAGCACGCCCACAACATTGATTGAGGCCTCAGTCGCGGCACCGAAAACGATGTCGTAATGAGAGCGGAGAGGCTTGGTCCGGTTGATTTCCGAGACCATCGCGGCCTGCATTTCGAGGCTCGCGTCGTTTGAAACGATGTTGACCGTGAACGTGTGAGGCGTGCCGGTCGGTGATTTCTGGAACCACTCGACAATGACAGTCGATGCGCCGAGAGCGGAGAGCGCATCCTTGACGGCTTTCGCTGTGCCTTTCCGGCGAGCGGTATCGACCGCGGCACCGACGACGGCCCGCTTGATGTGCTCGGGCCAGTCAGGATTCCACGTGTCGACCGACAAAGACCACGCGAGCCAGGGGAGCAAGTCCACCGGGCACGTCTCCGGGTCCCACAGAGAGCGGAGCGGCACCGGCACGTCGCCGACGCGGGCGGTGGATAGCTCCATCGCTCGTTCTTGCGGGGTCGCGTTCGGTGGGAGGATGCTGCTCATTCGGCGGTGCCAGCAATGGTGACAGTTCGAGCCGTGCAATGCGCGGCCTCGGTGGCGGAAATCGTGACGTTGGCGCTCGGGCTGGAGAGCGTGACCCGCTGCACTCCGGGTTGGTGGAGCGCGGCATAGATTCCGGACAGCGTGACGTCTCGCCCGATCCGGTGAACGGATTCGAGGTAGTCGTCGAGCGCGGCATTCGCGGCGGCGAGCACGACGGCGGAATCCGGGCCGGGGTAAGTGTGAAGGGTGGCCGTGATGGTGAAGTCCACGATGGTCGCGGATTGGACCGTCACGAGGTCGGTGAGCGGTCGCACGCTGTCAGCATTGAGAGCGGCCTCCACGGCGTCGAGGAGTTCGGTCGATGCCTCCCCATCGCCCGTGCGGGAGAGGACGGAAACAAGCACCTCTCCGGGGTCCGGGCTGGTCGCGGATGCGTCGAGAACATCGCCGTCGGCGGCTAGGGCATGGAAGACGTAAGCGCCCTCGGGTCCTGCGGTCGAGAAACCTTCGAGGCTGAGCTGGATTCGACGGCGGAAATCGGTGTCCGACTCCATGACGGCCGCGACGGGTGGCACGGCCTCGGGATCGGCCTCGGTGATGACGAGCCGGACCACGCCGAACAGCGCCCCGATCTGATCGAGGTCTGCACCGGTGGCATAGGCGAGCATGACCGCACGAGCGGCGTCGTTGACCCGCTGCCGGATGATGAGTTCCCGGTAGGCGGCGACTTCGAGAATCTTGTAGGCGGGGTCGGATTCGACGAGCGCGTCGAACGTTGCGTCCCGTGCCTGGAGGTCGGCGAGCATCGCCGCAAAGATCGTCTCGAAGCTCAGGGTCTCGACGACGACCGGAGCCGGGATTTGGGAAAGGTCGATTGCGGTGTAGGCGCTCATGAGACTTGGAGGCCGTCGAGGAAAACAGGCTCGCCGGTTGGGAGATAGACCGCTTCGAGGTCAATGGAGATGGAGGAGGCTTCGAGGATGCGGGCCTGCACGCGTTGGACGAGTAGGCGGGGCTCCCAACGGATCAGGGCCTCAGCCGTGGCCGCGTAAATTTCGATGATCGTCGCGTCGTTCAACGGGTTGTCGACCAGGTCGAACAGCCGCGATCCGTAGTCGCGACGCATGACGCGAGAGCCCAGCGGCGTCGTCAGGATGTCCCTGATCGATTGCCGCAGGTGCGCCACTCCGTCGAGCGGCTTCCCGGTGACTGCATCCGTGCCTCGCATCGTCGGGACGTTAGGGTTTCGGCGTCGAATGGGTCGAGCGTGGTTCTGTCAGGGGCGGACACAAAGCGGCCCCGGGCCGGAAGGACCATCCCTGTCCTTCGCTGCCGCCCGGGGCCTTGTCGTTATTTGGTGTTCAGCCGAGAGATTTGATACAGCGCCATGAGCGCCGCCCCGAGCGGGGAGAAGTATTGGAGATCATAGACCGCAACCCCGAGTCCTTCATTCCACGTCGTTGGGGCGTCATTGGATAGCAGCACCACGCCAGCGTCTTCGCCTTCGGTGACGATGACTTTTTCCATGGCATCCCCGATTTTCTGGAGTCGTGCCTCCAGTCGGTCGATGTCGTTTTTCAGTCGTTCCCGATGACAAATAAGATGGCGGATTTGCTCATCGCGAGCCGCGATTTTTTGTTCGGGCGTTTCCGTTTGTGCAAGATTATTGGTGATATCCTGCCAATAAGCATTCAGCACGCAGCCCGTGGCTTGAGCGTTGTTGTCGTAGTGGAGTTCCACTTCGGAGGATGACCAGATTGGATCATCTCCATCCCGGTCGATTTGGAGCGTGACAGGGATCTGGTGCGGGATTTGCCCGCATTCGAGCGCGTACTCGATGGCGCGATCTAATTCTTCTTTAAGTTGTTGCAGGTCCATGGTTGGCTTATTTTATCGTTCTGCCGAGAGAATCTATACCATCCTCGGGCGTTGTATTGGTTGGTTCGATGTTCGAGATACCCCTTCTGGCAGAGCGCCCTGAAATAGTTCATGGCGGCATTTTGCGAAGAGCTTCCAAGGAATTCTTGCAGCTCGTAGCTTGATGGCAGCCGATCTTCGGCCTCATGGAATTTCTTCAGGAACTCCATCACCGCAACTTGCTTGCCCGTCAAAAGAGGCTGAACAAGACGGTGGACGGAATCGCCCATCTGCGGGCTGTCAGCGGTTGTTGGTGGCAGTGGCATTATCGTGTCGGTTGAGTGTTAGTGCCGGGCGATCCGTCACCTTGGACGTTGTGCCGAATAAACGGCGCGTAAAAAGATTTTACAGAAAGTTCTTGCCGTGAGCGTAAAAAGATTTTACGTTCTCCCCGTCGCCACTGAGAGCGACCAACCCCAAACCAACCAAGACAATGAGCACTCCAAATCCTACCTTCGACAACGGCAATCCAGTTTTCAAGCCATACGGCGACATCCCGCAAACCGGCGTTTACCTCCAGATGATTGGCGAGAGCGTTCGCGTTTTTGTCAGTGGCTTTCCTTTCGGCTGGGTGGTCACCGCGGATCGCGGATTGGAAGAAGAGATCGAACTCGGAACACTGCTTGATGAGGAGCCAGAGTATATTGAGTCCGCCAAGGCCAAGCGCGAAGAGCTTCGCGGCATTTTCGCTGCCTCCAAGCTCTCTCCTTCCGAGATCATCCAGCTGGCCATCGCCGACATCTGATATGACCGCCAGCGAATACAAACGACTCCGCGAATCCATCGGCACCCCGACGCAGGTAGCAGCCCTGCTCGGGGTTTCCCGAATGACGATCCACAACCGGGAGAGCGGCAAGCTCATCACGGAAGAGGCCGCTTTGGCGATCCGTGCGCTCGCGGCTGCCACTCCAAAATGAAGAGGCACAACAAGTAGGTGGTGGCGATTGGCCATAAGTTTTGCAGTCAAGGTCTTGAGTAGTTAGAGCGGTTTCACGGCTGGCGGAGTCCCGTCCCGGCCAACCGCCACACCATCGACGGTATGCTGCTTCCGATTGCTACCAAGCGCGGAAAGTGGTCCCCCCGTCCGGTTGCTAACCGTTTCGGCTTGCGGCTGGTTACGGTGCAGGCTCGCCAGCGGGGATGTTTGGTTTGCGTCCTCCTCCGTTTTTATCGCGGGCGCTCGCGATTTGCAATTACCCACCATGTCGGTGGCCGCTTAGGTCGCACGGTGGGCTTGCGATTGGTCCTCTGCGGTATGCCCGGTGGTCTCGGGAAAGTGGTGGCCGTCACCCTAGGCTCTTCAGGTGACGACTCGCCCGGTCAAGGAGCCCGGGGGATGTGTGGAAGGTGCTCAGGCAAACGAGTTGCGCTTGCCCGATGCGTGTGCGCGGCGGCGGTTCTTGCGGAGCTGCCGCTGGTTGAGTTTCCTCCACGAAATGGGATGAGCGGTGATCGGGAATCCGCCCTCGCGCATGTCGTAACGGAGAGCGACCTCGCATGCTGCATTTGCGGCTGCGAGCGCGTGCTTCTGATTATATGGACGTTGCTCGACAGGCGTGATCGGTGCGGAGATTGCAGCGGAGGACATTCCTCCGATGCCAAGTCCGGCTAAGCAAAGAGCGGCTAAATGGGATGCTTTCATGGTTGGTAGTGTGTGTTGGAAAAGTGGCAGGGTGCCAGGACCAGACAGACGCTTAACTAGTATTGAAGCGGCCGTTCCGGTCCAAGAACCCTATTGGTTGCGCGGGATGGATTCGAACCATCGGTAACCGGCTTATGAGACCAGCGCCTTAACCACTTGGCGACCGCACGTTTTGTATCTCGTTGAAGGTGCCTGCCCTCCCTCGCTACGGCGAACCGGTCACGGCGGAAGGAGGGCAGACGTAACACCAACCAGATGTCCCGGCGACGTTGCCACTCGCGGGCCGGTTGTCGAGAAAAATCAGCGGAATCTGATCCGTGACCTGATCGAATGGATGGACCGGAGCTTGCGATAGACTCCGTCGCCCTCGCGTGAGCCTGCGGCGTTCGTGTTGCCCTCCACGGTCGGGACAAACCCGTTCGCGTCCACCGGACCCACGGCGATCCCGACGTGCGAGAAATTGAACACGACGATGTCGCCCCGCTGGATGTCACGACCGGGCGGTTTCAGCGTCCACGTTGAGCGGTCCTGTGCCAGACTCCACGCCTCCATTCCCCACGCGCTCGGGGTGGTGGGGCGTTTAAACGTGATGACACGACCGGCGACCGCGACCATGACGCACCAGCACACGAACGCTGCGCACCACGCGTAGCCGTCGTCGCCCGGTTTCGATCCGTTCGGATCGTAGCTGTCAGCGTCGAAGAACGGTTGCAGGGCTGAGCCCTTGTTCGGCCCGCCAGACTCGCGGACTCCGACCTTGGATTCTGCGGCCTGTGCGACCGCTTCGGCGATGGTGATCATGGGATGGGTGCGCCGGTGGGCGCGGGTTCAGGTGAGGTGTGGACGTGGGTGTGGTTCTTCAGGGAAATCGTTCCGGCCTTCACGTCGGCGGATGTCTCGACGTTGCAGTTCGTCGTGATCTTCCCGCCCGAGAACGTGAGAGTGGCGCCACCGACGCGGATCTCGAACGTGCCACCGGACGGCACGTCGATCCGATAGACGTTCTCGCCCGAAGTTGGTGCTGCGTTCGCGGTCGTGTTGATCGATCCGAACATCACGAACCCGGCTTCGATCTCGCCCATGGGCGAGCACACGCAAACCTGTTCACCTACGCTCGGCGGGTTCCAATCACGAACGGCACCAGCTCGGCCCGTCATCCACGGAAGCCAGGCGGTGACGGCGTCGCCGAACTGGACCTTGACGCGTGCGGTGTCGCGTTCCACCTCGGCCACCTTGCCGACGCGAAACATGTTCGCGATCCTGCGTTGCATGTCTCCGATTTCTGCGCTCATGGGATTTCGTTAGGGTCCTCGCCTTCGTAGATCAGTTGGTAGTCGTCCACGTGCTCAGGCCCGATGAGCGGGCTGATTCCGAGGTAGACCTTCCACGGCGTGACGCCTGTGTCGTCGATGCCTGCGCCGAGGATTGCCTCGTGGACGAACTCCACGCGCATCACCTCGTAGGCCTCTTCTTTCCCGGCGATGACGTCGGGGGAGGCGGAAACAACGGACGCGGGTGATACCGGCTCGGACCACTGCTTGCCGTGCAGGAATGCCATGACGGTAGCGGCGAGAGCCTTCACCGCCTGCTTCTTCCCGGCCTTGTAGTCGAGCACGACGAAGGCGTTGAAATTCAAGGTCACCGGTAGCTGTTCGGTCCCGGTGTCGTCCGGGTCCTGCACGACGATGTCCTCGAGTTCGAGGAGGATTCCCGGCGTCGTGATCTTGTCGCCTGGACGACCGTAGAACTCGACGAACGCGTCGGGAAATTGCGTCTCCATCGCGGTTTTGATCGCCGTGTGGAGAGTGTCGAGGTTGACTTCAGGGAGGCTCATGCGCGGGCGATTTTGAGGTTGCCAGCCAACGACGCGGACGTGCCGGCGTCACGGCCGGTCACCTTGTCGAGGTTGGCGAAAAAGAACTCGACGAACTTCTCGGCGACCCGTTGCTCGAACTCAGCAAGGAACGCGTTGCCCTTTTCTACGATGGTCATTTCGAGGCGTTTGATTGGGAACCGATCTTTGCCCACACGTTGGAAGGCATGGCCTCCGAGAGCACCGGAAACGAACGCCCCCTTGTAGGTGTTGCCACGGGCGCGAACGCCCTTCTTTTGCTGGCGAGCGCCGAGATACTTGAGAGAGATGTCGTTGAGTCCATACCAGAGGCGGGCCGTCGAGAACCCTTTGACCGACTGGTATTGGAACTTGAAGCGGAGGCCTTTCCTCAGGACGTTGAGGGGGACGTTGGTTGCCTTTGCCAGACCACGAGCACCCTCGCGGTTCGCCCATTGCCCGGTCTGCCGGACCGATGTCTTGAGCGCGGCTTTCATGTCCTTCTGCAGGACACCGAGGAGAGCCTTCACGCGGTCCCAATCCTCGAACGCGAACAACGCGAGGAGGTTTTGCGCGGAGGCTGGCTCGAACCTGTTCCCCTCGGTGCTCATGATTCCTGCGTCATTTGGATGATGGCAAACCCGGTGCCGTCGGGCTGGACGAGCGTCACCGAGTAGGCCTTCCCGCGGATCGTGGCGATTGCCTCACGCGGGATTACCTGCGCCTCGGACCAGAGCGCCGTGATGCGCGGCTGCGTGGTATCGAGGACGGTTTCCCCGGTGGCCGCGTCAACGAACGAGTCGTCGAAGATCCCCTTCAGGGTCTTCGAGCCATCCTCCCACTCGAAAACGATTGCCTCGTCTTCGGCGAAGTCGGCGATGAATACGGCCAACGGGTCCTTGATCATTTTCCGCGCTTGGGTTTGTCGGCGGGCTTGGCGGGCTCGGGCTCGGTGTCACCGGCTGGTTCTTCGGTGGTCGTTTCTTCTTCGGGAAACGGGACGAGTCCGTTCTCCGTTGAGATGACGCCTCCGGTCGGCTCGGGTTCTCCGTCCTCGCGGACGGCGCGGCGTGCCCCGATCAGGTCGAGTGCGAGTGTGTGAGGGACCTCGACGATTGATCCTGCGGGAGTGTGCTTCCCGTCGATCCCGATGTTCTTGAGTAGTCTGATTTTCATGGTGTTTGGCTCTATCAAAAAGGGGCGGGCAGTCTCCCACCCGCCCCTCAAGGGAATTATTCTCTCAGCGTCGATCAGACTCCGGTGCTGAAGTAGCTGAAGCTCTCAGCGCGGCGGATCGTGAAGTCCACGTCCTGGAACTGAGTGATGCGGATGCGGCCCTTGTCGCTGTGCGTGTAGGGATCGACAGTCACGTCGAGACCGCCCCACATGCCGAGCAACATGTCCTGCCAGTTACCGAAGATCACGTCGCCGGTCGTAATGGCGTTGGAGACTTCGGTCCGGTAGCCGTTCACGGTGTTGCCAGCTTCCCAGATGGTGCCGTCGAGGCCGTCGCTGAACTTCCGAGTGGTCTTCAGGTGACCGCGCATGCGGGCGTTCAAGACGTAGGCCATGGAATCGATGTCGGCGTTGTCGGCCGCGATCTCGGTTTCCATTGCCACCAGCTCGGGGAAGGTCGGCTTGTTGTCGGTCGCCCACGTGGCGGTGTTGATGCCCGACTGAATGGTGAGGCCTTTCGGTTGGTTGTCGGCGTTCGTGCCGTAGATACCGGCGCGGTCGATTTCCAGTGCCATGACCAGAGCGAGGTCGCGGCGGAAGAGTGCCTCCACGCCGAGCGAGTTCTGCATGAGCAACTTCCGAGTCAGCTCGCCGCGTGCGGAGAGAGTCTTCGGACGGAGGCTCACCAGACCGAACGTGATGCCAGTGGATTCGGCGGCGGTGTCTTCACCGATCCAGCTTGCGGCAGGGCCGGTGAGCTGCTTCGGAATGTCGACGTTGCCGATGAGGCCACCAAGCTCGGACACCACACGCATGAGGAACGAGCGGTTGCGGAGCAGGTCAATGAAGCTCGAAGTGAGGAGCAACGTCTGGATCGAGTTCGTGCCCGCGTTGGTGTAGCCCGATGCGGTCTTGGCACCGACGATGGTGTCGGCACGTTGACCGGCGAGAGGCATGAGCAGGACGTCGGTCGGAATGACGGTGCCCTTGGCGCTGCGGTGCGTGAGCTGGTCGGCGGCTGCGCGGCAGGCCTCAAGCTCGAACTCGCAATCCTTCTGCGTGCGGGCCTTCTGATCGGGCTCGGCGGCGAGGTGGCGGAAGAGTTTGATGAAGGAGAACCCACGTGCTTCCTTCTCGTTCATGCCGATGGGTTTGGTCCCATCGACGACGGCCTTGTTGCGCTTGTCGAGGTGATCGACGAGAGCGGTGCGGAACTGCTCCAGGGTTTGGCCTTTTTCGACGGCATCCTGAGCGAGGTCCTGAGCATCATACTGGCGACCAGCTTCGAAGATCGAGCGGACGCGGTCGCGCTCGGTCTTGGTGCCGTCGGCGGCGGTGGGCTCGTTGACGACCTGCACGGAACGCTGAGCGGTCGGGGCAGGGGTGGGTGCGGGCTGCGGAGGGTTCGCGGGAAGCGAACGCTGAAGCAGAGCGGAAAGCTCGTCGTCGGTCGCGGTCTCGGCGAACGAGACGTTGAGCTGACGGAGCATGGCGATGATCTGTGCGCGATTCATGATGTTTCTGTGTGAGGAGTTGTCAGGCTTGGTGAAGAGCGAACGGGCGTTGCGGCCAATTCCGACAGAGATGTCCGCAGGGATCGTGACGATGGAGACCTCGTAAGGTTCCCATTTCGCGACCGTGTAGACGTCCGTGCCATTCTCACGCTCTTCGGTGAGTTTCACCTCCTTGATGCGATAGCCGACAGAGACGTTCCTCAGGATTCCGGCCTGCACGTCTCGCCAGATTTTATCGGCGTCTTCGTTTTCCGAGAATCGGACAACGCACCGGCCTTTCCGGTCCGCTCCGATATTCGCGGATTCTACGACACCGACGTAATCGTCGGGGGAGTGATTGAATAAAAGGGGAGCGCCACTGCGGAGGCGCGAAAGATCGACGGCCCCGGCATCGTGGCTGAGCACTTCGATGACACCGGGCCAGCGTTCCAGCTCAATGTCGGAGGAGAACGAGAACTCGGCGGTTCGCTTGTCCTTGTTGATCGTGTCGGGTTCCACGCCGAACATCCGATAGACCATGTCGCCGTCGGGCGTCGGGGCCTGCTTCGCGGAACCTCCACCGTCACGCGTGAGCGTGGCGAAGAGCGCGAACGGATTGTATGGGCGTGGCCTCATTGGTGGGACGTTAGGCGCGGTGTCCTGCTATGGTCGAGCGTGGTTCTGTCAGGAGGCAAGAACAGCGGCCTTGAAAAGGTCCTTCACAATTAGTTGCCCGGCAGCAGTTAGATGAAGGGCATCCGCGTTGTAGTAGGTCAAATTTGTTTGCGAGCCCCATACGCCAATTGTTGCGTTGGCGGCTAGGTCGACCAGCGCGTTGCAATAGCTCGCAGGGGTGTCTCGCAATGCCGTATTAAAGGCGTTGTAATTTGCCTCGCTGACTACGTTCGCGGGTAGCATGGTCGCGCAAATGACATAGTAACCCTCTGCCTGGCGAGCTTGGCAGTAAGACTTCATCGCGGCTGCGGCGGCTGTTCCATTGGCTGAAGCTCCCGACGAGATTTGGTTTGGGCCCTCCCACGCAACGAGGACATTTTTTGCACGGGTTGGGATTGGTTGGCGTCCAAATTCCATCGCCGCATCCGATGCCATGGAGGTAATGTTTTGGCCTTGGACTGCCCAATTCACTACGTCCCAATCGGCGATTTCCGGAGCAAGAATTGTTGGCCATACGTCGGCCACGGGAAGCGAAGTCCCGCCGGAGCTTAGAGAGTTCCCATCGACCATGAGGCGCGGGCGGGTCATGCCCCATTTCCGCTCAAAATATGCGGCAACGGCGGCATCAGTGGTGTCGGACGGCGTTGATCCAGACACTAAAATCATTTCGTGGATGCGGACATTCCCGAAACTTGCGCTTCCGCCGCTTGACGCCATCCAAATAACGGAACCGTTAGAGTTGGCTTGGGTGACTGAAATGAACGCGCCACGATTGATCTTTGCTGCAATCGTGGTCCCGGTGGTTTTGTGTGTTCCGTGCGATGGGATTGAAAGGGGAACTCGACCGCATAACGTCGACCCATTAACCGCCATTTGTGCCGATCCGGCTTGCCGGAAAATAGGCCCCGCTCCGCTGGTTCTAAGGTCCCAAACTGAATCGTTGATCGTGTGACTTACCGGCGACCAACAGCAATAAACTGTAACGGGCAAAGCGGAGGCCGTTGCAGCGCGACCGATGGCGTCATCCGCACCATCGAAAAGAACGCCACGCAGCCCGCTGGTTTCCGTCAGTGTCGGAGCGTTACCAGCTTGCGTGAGGTGCCGTGAATTCCCTGATAGGTCCTCCCATCGACGAACTGTTCCGTTTGCAGCCACGACGCTCCCGCCTGTTGTCGCATCATAAAGAGACGTGGCTTTGCTTGAGTCATACCAAGCAAACGGAACCAAGCTCAACGGATTAAATGCTAAGTCAGCCGCGATACGCCCAACTGCGAGCGGCGATTGCAATAGCCCGGGCCGGAAGATTGGAGGCTGGAAAATCATAGAACGTAAGCGGCGATTTCGAGCTTCGGCGAGGATGCCCCCGTGATGAACTTTGCGACGTTGGCTTCGTCTACCCCAAGTTCAATGCTGGTGCCGTCGGCGATCTTAATCCCGAGCGACGCCGTCGGGTTTGTTCCGTTCAATGTCATGCGCACGTCGCCTCCGACTGCCTGCACGAGCAAGGTCGCGGTCTTCGCATGGATGGTGTAGCCGAGCGTCGCCAGCGTCGAGGCGGTGCCGGTCGTGGAGATTGAGGCGTGAGCCTGAGAGGGATTCGGAGTTCTCATTCTGTTTGATCGTTCGAGTTGTTAGGAGGTGGAGCGGCGGTGATCGGCGATCCGGGCGGCGGCTCGGGAGTTACGCCGAACGCTGCCATGTCGGAATCGTCACGGGAGAACTCGGCCCACACGTCGCCACCGTCGCGGCCTGAGGTTTCGCGGATGACCTCGGAGCGGGTCTTGATGCGCATCGCGATTGCTTTCTCGTTCGCGGCCATCTCGGCCTGCGGATCGATCCAGCCCCAACGACGGCCCTGCCATGAGACGGCGCGGTATTTTTCGAGGCGGTCGAACCGGAGCGGTTTGCCCGCGACGGTGATCGCGTTCGCCACGAGCGCACGCTGGAGCCACCGGTCATAGACCCACTCGGACCACTGCTCGATGAGGAGTTCTTGCAGACCCTTCCAGACTTCGCGCTCGTCGAGAGCACCCTGCCGGATGGAGGAGAAATTGACCGACGTCAGGTCGGACGCGAGATTGTTGTAGGAGACGCTGAGGCCCGAGGCGATGCTGCGGAGCATCGACTTCGTGAAGGGGTCGATTGTCTGCTCGGGGAACTGCGGGGAGAACTGCACGAACTCCCGGTTGCCGATGTCCTCGAACGTGCCGGGGTCGCCGTCCAGCGGAAGCTCGTCGGCCTCCACGTCGTCGCCGTCCTGATTGCGGAAGAACCCCATCTTCGCGGCACCCACGCGGGCGTTGACGAGAGCGGCGTCCTCGAACCCGCCGAGCATCCGCATGCGCCACAACGCGGTGCGCATCCAGGGGAGTCCACGCTTTTGACCGACGATCTCGGGAAGCATGACGTGGCAGACGTTCTCGGCCGGCACGCGGTCGGTGTCCCGAGTCATGCCGGTGATGTATCCCATCTGCCGCTCGTCCATCTTGCGGAAGTGGTAGGCGACCGGCGCACCGTTCGAGTCAAACTCGATGCCGTGGCGGATGGTGTTCCCGTTGCCGAGGTCCACGTAGTGGGTTGGATCCAGCAACACCGGATCGATGATCTGGATTGCGAAGCCGAACTCGTTGAGGTTTTTCCCGTAGCGGGCGATGGCGATGAACTCGCCGTCCTTTGCCAAGGTCGAGGCGATCAGTCGCTCCGTTGCTTGGCGGCTCAGCCCCTTGCAGACCGTGAACTTGCCCCGCTTCGAGAAGCGTTTAAACGCGTCTTCGATGGCGTCGGATGCGAGCTTGTCGACGGCCCCGTTCGGGTCCTTGATGTTCGCCATGAGGACAAACCCGTTCGGGCCTGCGATGTTGTCGCGGCAGAGCTGGACGAACTTCTTCGCGTGGTCGTTGTTCTCAGCCTGCTCGCGGCTGCGTGCGACCAGCGTGTTCCAGTGCTGGTAAATCCACGAGTCAACGGTCGTCGGAGTGGACGTCCACGACTGTTCCAGCCTGCCGGTTCCTGCGGCCTGCATGATGCGCTTCATGGGAATGCGCTTGTCGGGCGTCGGTGTGACCGCGACGTTGCCCTCAGCCGACCGGCGAGGAGGAAGAGCGGTCATGACCGGGCGCGGTGCTTCCGGCGTCGGCACGGTTGGGTGCGCGTAACCGGACGAGCGTTTCAGGATGCGGTCGAGAATTCCCATGAGGTTAGAAACGGACAGCGATTCGAGGGCCGAGGGTGGAGCGTCCGGCCTCGGCGCGTTCCTCCTTCTTCAGCTCGGCTTTCCAGTAGGAGAGGAGTTGCAACAGCTCGGCCACCGAATAGCGTTCAAGCTCGCGGTTGTTGATCTTGTATCGACGCACTCCCTCGGCGGCGTTGCCGGTGAGCATCGAGTTGATCGCGTCGATGTTCTGTTTTGCGACCGACCGGCGATCCCCGACGGCGAGCGAATCTTCGAGAGGGAAGTTGCCGCGGTCGATAACCGCGACCGATGCGTCGGCGTAGGTTGCCCATGCCTGCCACTCGTAGAAACCTGCGGTCCATGCGGCGGTTGACTGCGTGCCTGTCCAATCGTCGCCGCTCTTCGTGCCTGCGATGGTTCGGGTCTGAGGGCCCCCAAAGCGGAACTCGACGGCCGTTGCCAGCGCATCGGTCACCTGAATTTTGAGCGTCTCCCCTTTGATCATGTCACCAGTTTCGGATGAAGCCTCCGCGTCGTTTGGCCCGTCGCGGCTTCTTCGGACTATCCTCGGGGGGTGGGGTTGGGTCGAGCGTGGTTTTGTCGGGTGCTGGTTTCAGGACCTCATGCAGCGCGGCCACCACTTCACCGGGCGTGCGCGGCTTCGCTGGAGCTGGAGCGGGCTTCTCTGCGGCCTGCTTTTTGATCCGGTATGCGATCTTGTCGAGCTGAGGAGCGGCCATCACAAACGCTGCAAACGCGTAGCACCGGCAGTCAAACGCCTCGTTGCGCCGGTCCTTGTCTGGCTTCTCGAATGTGGTCTTGCGGAACCCCTTCACGAACTTCGTGACCGGGCGTTCAGCGGTGAGCTGGCGGAACCACTCGACGTCGCGGCCTGCCGGGAAGTGGCAATACCCCGGGCCGGGGTCGGCCTGCTTCAGGCGACGCATGACCACGCTCTTCGTCGTGTCGGTGCCTATGATGTAGAGGTCCACCGGGCGCTTCGCCTTGCCGGACCGCTTCCGGTTCGGTGGCCCGACGATGGGCAGTCCATCACCGCCCCGGCCCTTGATCGCAAAGATGCGGTCTCCCCGATGTCGCTTCACGTAGTTGTAGACCGACTGCGTGGCGCCATCCGTTCCTCCCGAGTCGATGAACGTGTAGGAAACGGCAAGGTCCACCCCGCTCTCGTGACGCCACCGCTTCCGGACGTAGTCGGTGAAGTCGTTCCACGGGCTGTTCGGCGATCCCTCGGGAATGTCCACGTCTCCCTCGATCACGTGGTAGTCGATGCTCCAAGATTCCTCGCCTGATCCCCATGCGACGACCTCCATCTCGATCCGGTTCGGCTGGACGTCGGCACCGATGGTGAGGAACAAACCACGGGCCGGAACCTCGGCGGCGTAGTTCTCCACCCGCTCCATGAGTTCGTGTTCGGTGACGACCTCGGCCCCACCTTCCCACGTTTCGCCGAGCGACGTGTTCACCCATACCTGGAGCTTCAGCGGGTCGTTCTTCGCTTCGAGGAAATCCTCGACGACCTCGGCAATGGTCTTCCACGGCGAGTAGAGCTCGTTGATGTGGAACCCTGCGATGCCCTTGAACGGCGCGGTCGCGATCCACCGGCCGCGACGGACCGCCGCGTTCTTCTGAGCGTTCGAGAACTCCCAATCGCAGGACGGGCAAATCATCCGGGCGGCGGATGGGTTCTCCTTCTCGAAACGGACGTTGCCCCATGACAGGACGTGCTCGGTCTGGCATCGCGGGCAGGGCACGTGAAACCGCCGCTTGTCGGACAGCTCCCACTCGGATTCGATCCGGCTCGATCCCTTCACGGTGGGAGTCGAGACGAGGATGATCTTCCGGTTCCAGAACGTGTTCGCCCGCTTCTCGGCGAGCTTGACCGGGTCGCCTTCAGTGCCGGCCGATGGAGGGTAACGGTCGATCTCGTCGCAGAGCACCAGGCGCACCGGTCGCGATGCGAGCGAGGCCGGGGCGTTTGCGCCTGCGGCTGTGACGTGACCACCCGGGAAAGTCTTGTGGAGGATCGTGTTGCCCGAGTCGCGAGACTTCACGCCCTTGACCTTCTCGCGGACGGCGGGAGTGTCGCGGATCATCGGGGCGAGCCGGTCTTTGGACCACGTCTCGGCCATGTCGATTGTCGGCTGGACGACCAGCGTAGGGCACGGGTCGTGGTCGATGTGATACCCGAGCGTGTTGTTGACGATCTCGGTCTTGCCGACCTGAGCCGACGACATGACGATGGTCCGCTTCACCCCCGGTTCGTGGGGAGCGTCCATGATCCCGCGCTGATACTCAGCCCGGCTCGTCCTCCATTGCCCGGGCTCTGCGCTGCTTTCGCTGCTTAGGCGGCGGCGGTTGTCCGCCCATTCCGAGGTCGTCCATTTCGGTGGCGGCTTCCACAGAGCCGCTATGACTCTGAACGTATCGGTCGGTAGCGAGGCTCGGATCATATTCGGCGAGTTCGTTGAGTGCTTGGGTGACGGCCTCCTCGATGAGGTTCCGGATTGCTTCGAGGGATTCTTCGCCGTGGACGCGACCGGCGAGCGTCGTCGGCATCGACAACAGTTTCGCCTTCGCGTTGGAAATCATGTCGGCCCACACGGCCATGACGGCCCCGGCGTCGTGGACCTGTGCCTTGCGGAGGTCTGCTTCGATCTCGGCAATGTCGGCCTTTGCCTTCGTGAGCCGTGCCCGGTGCTCTTCATACCCGTCGTCTTCGTCCCCGTCCCACTGGTTGGTCTTGCGATCTTGAAGGTGCTTGATGAACCCTTTGATTGACGGCCACAGCTCATACTTGCCATGCGTGGCCTTTACGATGACACCTTCTTTTGCCAGTCGTTGAATCCATACTTCGGTAACGTTAAACAACTTGGCGAGCGTGCCGACGTCAACGGTTGGGGACTTGGTGTCGGACTTACTCATGCGTCAGGCGGCTGGAGCGGTGAGGTCGGAGTCGAACCGCCTTCTCCGGGCTGGAGGCCCGGCGCATGGCCACCCATGCTGTCACCGCGTTTGATTGGCTTGATGATGATGTCCTTAGCGCTCATGGATTGGCACGGTTGAATGATTGGCAAATGAACGCCAGCGCGTTGCCGTTACTGTTCTCGTTCACGCCGGATT